GTACAATAGGCTATTATATTTTTTACTATCACTTAAATTGAGATGCTGTGATTATAGCGCAATATACAAAATTTATTTTAATACTACAAATTTTTAATTAAGTTATACAATTCTTTTTTCGCTTCTCTAAGCTGTATCTCTTGGTCGCTATCAAGTCGTAGCGGAAACGTCTCTAACGATTCAACATCCAAAGCCAAATCTTTGAGGTGTTTTAGTTGGTCGGGTTGTAATACTGTTGCGTTCATAATTTCTAATTTGCTAAGGTTAATGATTCTTCTTTTACTTGTTTGATTATTTCAGCGATTACGTCCTCGCTAAATTGGTGGTCGAGTTTGCGGAAGCGATTAACATTGTAAAAATAATATCCTTTTAAAATGCCAGTCGGAATAGGCTCTAATTCTTCAACTAAAATCCCAACCTCCCCGTTTTTTTGTAATATACTTTTAACTGTATAAATTTGATTTTTAACCAAATGGTCTATCGGTTCAACACAAACCACTTTCTCTCCTACTTTAAAATTGCTCATATCTTATCGTTTAAAAGTTCGTAAATAGTTTCGGTATACGCTTCTAACAAAGGCGTTAAGTCGATTTCGCTATCGTAAGCGGTAATGGTGTGGATAGTTACATCATGTTTGTCTGTTGGGTCGTCTGAAATTCTTCGCCCATCTTCGGTATATCCAAGCGTTAACTTAACACCGTATAACTCGATTGTTTGGTAGTTTAGTGATTTTGCCATAATTATTTGTTTTAAATTGATACGTCAAAGATAGTATTTATTTTAATACCATCAAACACAAATTAAACTTTTTTTGTAATTTATATTCGTTCTAAATAAAAGTTTTGTATATTTGTTATTATGGTAACAGCAAACTTACTTATCGAAACCGATAGCGGGCAGGATTTTCGCAAATTCTATTTTAATATTAATAGCGTAAACGGTATTTATATTATCGACAGCGAATTGATGGGCGTGGTAATCGGAAGTAATGAATACATAATGCAGTTTGATAATACGATATTCGAAAAGAGTAAACAAGTTTTAGAACTTAAAACGTTAGGATTTAATTAAATGCTCGAACAATTATCAAAAAGGGATAAGGATTGGCGTAAGATGGCTTACCAAATTTGCGGGGACAAAATGACCGCAGATGACCTTGTGCAGGATATGTACTTAAAGTTTGCTGATTACACAAACGAAATGAACGAGTACTATGTTTTTTTTGCTTTGCGTTCGATATACATAAACCAATTAAAAAAGCGTAAAGTTGAAGTTGTAGATATTGAAATCCACAATCTAAACATAGATGACGAGGGATATTGCACGGAAACTGATTTATTAAAAGAACTAATCTTAAAAGAAGTTGATTCGCTACCGTACCTTGAAAGGGAAATGTTAAAAGTAACTCAAGTAATAAGCCAAAGAGAATTAGCAAGGCAAAGTGAAATACCTTTTGAAACGATTAATAAAACGATTAAAAAGACAAAACAACAATTAAAGGAAAAGATATATGGGACGACCAAAAAAGATTAAAGGTTTAGGCGACGCAATAGCAACCGTAACCGATGCACTCGGAATTGAACAATGTGATGGGTGTAAAAAAAGACAGGATAAACTAAACAAATTAATTCCATTCGGCACAAAAGATTTAAACGATTATCAAAAGGAATACTTGCAAACTTTCTTTAGCAAAGAACACGACGAACTTACACCCGAACAGCAAAAAGAATTAATTGGCATATATTTTGATGTATATCAATTAAAACCGTTTACACCTTGCACAGGTTGTAGCGGTGTTTGGAAATCAATTATTAAAAAACTTAAAAAACTTGATTATGAAAACTAAACTATTATTAATTGCATTAGCATTCGGATTGATGTCTTCAACTTGTACACCCGAAGAGCAACCACAAGACGAAAATACTTGTCAATGTAAAAAAGTATATTACGAATTGCAGATTACAGGATGGGCGCAAGGCGGTGTTCAACCTGTTTGGTCTTACGTAAAGATTGGAGAAGAACAAGCTACTGAAATGGATTGTAATTCATCGACAAGCGAATACCAACAAGAGGGGAGTAACTTGTTTTATTTAATTGAGTGTGAGTAACGATAAATACATTAAAATACTATGCCTAAAGGATTTGAGAAAGGAAACGCAGGGAAACCTAAAGGAGCGGTAAATAAAGTCACTCAGGAAGCACGTGAGCTGTTTTTACAAACTTTAGAGAATCAAGTTCCAAACATAAACGAAGCGTTTGAGAAAGTAAGGGAAAAGAATCCCGTTCAGTATTTAGATTTATTCGCTAAGTATGCGCAATATTTCGTACCGAAGAAAACAAGTTTAGAGGGTGGCGATAAACCGCTCGACTTAAACTTTAATTTGAAAGAAGTAATTAAATTTAAAGAGTGATGGATGTTGTTGTAGAATTAAAGAAAATCAGGAATGAAGAATTAGAAAATAAAGAGCTTTTATTTTACATTGATTACTTAATAAAAGAACTTGATAACACTAAACAATAAATACAAACCACTATTCGAAAACGACACTCGCTACTTTATCATTACGGGTGGGCGTGGTTCGAGTAAGTCTTTCGGGGTTGGTACATTTACCAACCTTTTGTCGTTTGAGGTAGGGCATAAAATACTATTCACAAGACAGACAATGACAAGTGCGCACCTATCAATTATCCCTGAGTTTCAAGAGAAAATTGATTTAATGGGTTTGCAACAATGTTTTGAAGTAAACAAATCCGAAATAACAAATAAAGTTTCAAAGTCAGAGATTATATTTAGAGGTATCAAAACCTCAAGCGGCGACCAAACGGCTAACCTAAAATCGTTGCAGGGCGTTACAACGTGGATATTAGACGAAGCGGAAGAGCTTACCGATGAAACTACTTTCGATAAAATAAACCTATCAATCCGACAAAAGGGAAAACAAAACCGCATTATCTTAATTCTAAACCCTGCAACTAAAGAGCATTGGATTTATAAACGCTTCTTTGAAGATAAGGGCGTAAACGAGGGTTTTAACGGAATTAAAGACGATGTAACGTATATTCACACTACTTACTTAGATAACATCGCAAACTTAGACGATAGCTTTATCAACGAGGTTAAACGAATTGAGTTAACCAATCCCGATAAATACAAACATCAAATCTTAGGTGGTTGGCTAAACAAAGCTGAGGGAGTTGTGTTTACTAATTGGAAAATAGATAACTTTAAAGATTTAGGGAATAGTATATACGGGCAAGACTTTGGGTTTAGTATTGACCCTACAACTTTGGTGCAAGTAAGTATCGATAAGGCAAATAGATTGATTTACGCTAGGGAGTTACTATACAAGCCTAATCTAACTACATCAGAAATATACACCGAGAATAATCGTTATTGCGGTAACAGAAATCTAATTATAGCCGATAGTGCCGAACCTCGTTTGATAGCCGAATTAAAACAAAGAGGGTTAAACATAAAGGGAATTGACAAGCCAAAGATAATTGACCGCATCGCCTTAATTCAAGACTACCAAATAATTGTTGACCCCGAAAGTACCAACTTAATAAAAGAGTTGAATAACTACGTTTGGCACGATAAGAAAAGCGAAACTCCAATAGACGATTATAACCACTTACTCGATGCGTTGGGGTACGCTGTTTGGAATTATGTAGGCAAACCGAATAAGGGCAAATACGACATTCGTTAAAACAAAACAGTTTTTTGTTGTTATTAAGGTATGGAAATTAACATACCTACATCATTAAAAGATATTACAATGCGTCAATTTATCGCCTTTGAAAAGAGCGATAAGACCGACGACGATTATATCATACATCTTTGCGACTTCGCAAATCCTAAACTATTACAGAGAAAAGAATACACCGAAATTGTAACCTTGTTAAAAGAGGTTATGGCTTCGGATGTATCGTTTTATAAGATATTTAAACACGATGGTATTCAGTTCGGTTTCATCCCTGATTTGGATAAGATAACCGCAAATGAAATGATACACATTGAAGAGTTTATTAAAACGCCTGATAACTGGAACAAAGCCTTAGCTGTATTTTATAGACCCGTTACTAAACGTAAGCGCAATTGGTTTAAAAGAAACGCAGAAGACCTTTATGATATACTGCCATATCAAGAGGGCAGCGCTTTTGAAAAGTTAATGCTTGATGTTAGTTGTACATACTACTTAGGTGCAATGGTTTTTTTTTACAACTTAGGGAACGACTTGCTAAAATATATGTTGGATTATTCCAAAGTAGTGGAGGAGAAAGTAGCGAAAAAGAAAAACGTTTCAACCAAAAGTGGGGATGGTATGTTAGTGTAAGAGCATTAGCGGAACTAAACAAAGTTGAAGAGGAAGTAGTTTTGGAATATACGATACACAAGTTTTACAGACTATTGGAGTTTGAAAAGGACAGAGCCGAAGTAACAAAGGAAATGATTAAGAACGCAAGTAAAAAGCAATGAGAGAGTTTTATAAAGTAGTTGATTATTTAAAAACCACGCTACAAAGTGATATAAACGTGCATACAATTACGCATGGTTTACGCTCAATGGTGGATATTGATAAAAAGAATATATTTCCTTTAGTGCATTTGCAAGTACTTTCATCTACTCCGAATAACGGTAGTGTTTCTTTTACATTTGAGGTTGTTGTAGTTGATTTGCGTAATATATCAAAGCAACAAGTAGCGGATAAGTTTTTAGGAAACGATAACGAACTTGATAACCTAAACACTTGCCACGCTGTTTTAAATCGATTAATCACAAAGTTAATAAATCAAAACAACGAGTATAACATACAATTAGCCAACGCCCCGACAATGCAACCTATTATTTTTGAAGAAAGTAATTTATTAGACGGTTGGCGTGTTGAATTGGAA